TTCTTGAAAAAGGTGTAAAAATAGGCATCTTGAGTCCAGAAAATAAAAATTAACATAAAATATTTTTTAAGAAAGTGTTTTCTAATTTATATTATATATGGAAGCACTATTCAAATTTCTCAAGAAACTAATTGATAACAAATTTTACGGAAGCATAGAAATAAAATTCGAGGCCGGTAAGGTCTCGATTATCAGAAAGGTAGAAAGCATAAAGATTCAGGAAGTGCCTTGAGTGATTAAGATTTAAACATATAGGCTATTGGGAAAACCAAGGCGAATATGGTCAGGGGACTGATTACATTCGCCTTTTTGTTGCTTAGAGAGGCAGAGATATTCAAAGAGATATTAGCATAGGGGTAGAGAATGGATAAAGAATTTATTAAGGCAGAAAAGAAAGAAATTAACGAAGAAGAAGGAACTCTTGTTGGTATAGCATCTAAAGCAATTATCGATAGAGATAATGAGCTTATTCTCAATGATGCTTGGAAACTGGATAATTTCAGAAAAAATCCTGTTTTGATGTTGGCACATCAGTATAATGAATTACCGGTTGGCAAGTGTTTGTGGATTAAAAGTTCTCAGGATGGTCTTCGTTTTAAGGCAAAATTCGCAAATACGGCTCGCGGGAAAGAAGTTTATGAATTGTATAAAAGCGGAATCATGAACTGTTTCTCGGTTGGTTTCAAGGCTAATCCAGGAGGCTTTGTAGATAACCCAACCGATGTGAGATACAAAGGAGTAAAGAGACTTTATAAGGATGTCGAACTTCTTGAGATATCTTGTGTTCCTATTCCCGCAAACAATCAATCACTCTGTGAGTATGTAAAATCTGGTAAGATCCAGACTAAAGCCCTAAGAGATGAGCTCATCGAGATCCTTGACATTAAAGACATAGGAGAAGAAATCATAGAGATCAAGGATGGTATCAGCTCAGACAATTGGATCGAGGTTCCTATAGAGGAAGCATCATCCCATAAAGCATGCAAGAAAAAGAGTATTGTTATTTCGAAGAAAGAGGGCATTGAAGGTCTTTTTTGTGATGACGATCAGAAGATAGTTTCTTATATGTTTGATCCAGAGAAATGGGATGAAACAAAAGCGAAGAAATACATTGAAGATAATCATGGCAAATCATTTTCCATCATGGAAGGAAAACTTATCGATATAGAGAGCAAGTCTCACTTTGATGACAGTGGAGATCTTGTGGTGGTAAAGATTGAGAAGACAGAGAATTATATTCATGTTCCAGTTTCCGATGAAGAAGGGATGCATAAGGAGCATAAAATTCGGACCATTGAGATCTCAAAGGATGAGGGTATCCAAGGGAAGTATTGTGTGGATGACAAGAAGATGGTTTCTTTTATGTTCAATTTGGAAAAGAAGTACGCATGGGACGAGGATAAGGCAAAGAAGTGGGTGAAGGATTATTCTGAGAAGAAGTCATTGGAGATAGTTGTCGAAGGTGATGAGATCACTGTAAAGATGATTGAAGATATTGAAGTTAAGGCCATAGTTCCAAAGGAGGATGAGTCTGAAGAAGTCTTCATGACCCGTTGTATGAAGGAGATGGGTCAGGACATGAATGAGGAAATGAGAGAAAATTCATGCAAACTCATCTGGAGCAAGAAGTCTGTTGATGAGAGTAGAGTCGAAACAAAAACAATATTTCCAGAAAGTGAAAATCAGCCATCTTCTCAGATGATTGCGGCATCCATCGAGAAAGAAACAAACAAGGGCAATAATGGGGATATGACGGAAACAGTGCCTGGACAGATGTGGTGGGTATCTGTTCTTTATCCAGTTGATTATCCAGATGGTTATGCAATTCTTTCTCGTTATATTGGTAGTAACTATACATATGAGAAAGTTAATTATTCTTTTGATGTCAAGACGAATATTGTAACAGTCATAAATCGGGTCCCTGTCGAGCAGGCGTGGCAATCACCCGATGAAGCAAAAGCAGTTAGGTTCGAGATGCCGGAATACTTGAAGAATATCAGCGCCAAGGCAGAGGATGTCAAGATTCCGAGTGAAGATTTGAACGAGATCATTAAGTCATTTCAGAGTCAGATCATGGAGTTGAAGTGCCAGATGGAGGGGATGAAGGTACCGGTTGCTGAAGTAACAGCAGCAATAGAAGTCAAGGCTGCAGATCAGGAAGGGAATCCATCTCTCTATGACATCACCTGCGCGATCAATATGGCCTTGAATGATCCCAGGAACATGATGATGATGAATCCGGAGATGGAGTATGGAGGTTATTTCTCTGTCATTGATATCTATGCCACAGAGTTTCCCGGAGGCCACGTCGTTTATTCTGAGATGTGCAAAGGGGGATGCAAGTATTACCAGATAGATTATGCATATGACATGGTAGACCGAAAGGTGTCGTTTGTAGGAGAACCAAAATCAGTCCTTCAGAGCTGGGTCGAGGACAGATATGGCGAGCAAGAAGAGATCCAGAAGAATGTGGAAGATGTCATAGTAAAGGAAGGTAGGGTGCTTTCCAATCAGAATCGACAGATGCTTATGGATTGCATATCACAGATGCAGGAAGCTATAGATGCTATGCAGGGGCTCATGGATGCCACTGAAAAGAAAGAAGAACCAAAGCGTGTCATGACTGTCGCAGACTTGTTCAAGGAAGACGAGCCTGCGGTCATAAAGAATGCAGAAGTTGATACGATAGATCTTGAAGATGAAGAGATTAAGACAAAAGGTGAAGATGAGATCGAAATAAAGGAACCTGATAGTATAAAGATCGACGATAATGTTGAGTTGGATGAAGAGATCGTTCATGCTGCCGTGGAAGGAGCAATGAAGAAAAGTTTCAAGATTGATATCGGAGATGTAGTAAAAGAGACGATTGCCAAGAGACTTGGAAGAGTTATACTATAATGATTGAAGATCGATCAATTGGTTATACATTCTCGAGAAGCAAAGCAGTAAAGTCAGACTACATCATCACTCTTGAAGTAACAAGTCAGTTTAAGGAAGAATGCCTTGAGATGCTTGAGTATATAAAAAAAGTCGCCGGACGGGGACACAGTTTTTTAGTTGTAATAGATCCAGGAAGTGAAGAAAAGGAGTTTTATGTTGATGGAGATGGATCATCTCATATCAACGAGATAGGAGTAGAAAGGGTAAATTAACGAGTAAACGCCGCAGAGAGTATCAGATCCTGCATTGGATTGGCGATATCTAAGACGGAAACAATATAACAATTAATCCAATGGAGGAATAAAGAAAATGGCTACAATGACGAAAGAACAGCTTGAGGGTCTTATCACTACTCAGGTTGAAGCACAGGTACAAAAGATGGGAACGGATATTACCGCTTCTATAAAAGAACAGATTGGCGATACGGTAAAGTCAATTCTGAATGATAAGACCGATATCCGTAAGTATCTGGTGGGCGATGAGGATTCACTTTATCCTACTGAAGACCCAAGGGCTGGATTCAAGAGCTTTAGTGAGTTTGCGATGACGGTAAAGACAGCGGAAACAACTCATGGACGGGTAGTTGATAAGAGATTGGCAGATCTACACACCAAGGCCGCTTCTGCTACTTCTGTCCAGGAGAGTGATAGTGAGTATGGTGGATACCTGATCCCTGAGGAGTTCAGGAATCAGTTACTCGAGATCGCTGTGAAGAAAAGTAATATCCTCAACATGGCGATGACCATTCCCATGGCCACCAATGCCTTGAACATCCCTTATGTTGCAGGTACTGACCGTTCCAGTGGGGCTCTTCATGGTGGGATCCAGTTCTACTGGCTTGATGAGGAAGCAACCAAGACTGAGACTCGTCCTAAGTTCGGTAAGATTCAGCTTCGCTTGAAGAAGGTTGCTGGTCTTGTCTATGCTTCAGATGAGATCCTTGAGGATTCACCGATCTCTATGGAGCCTCTGTTGACCCGGTTGTTCAGTGACGCGCTTGCTTGGCAGCTTGATAATGTGTTTATCAATGGTTCCGGCGCAGGGAAGCCTCTTGGGGTCTTGAATGCCCCTTGCTTGATTTCGGTTGCTAAGGAAACTGGTCAGGCTGCAGCGACGATTCTCTTTGAGAATGTCATTAAGGCTTATGCCCGGATGTATGATAAGAGCAATGCTGTTTGGATGGCTAATGATGACACCTTCCAGCAGCTCGCTTCTATGAGTCTGGCTGTTGGTACCGGTGGGGCACCTGTTTGGTTGCCTGCGGGTGGGGTTAGTGGCAAACCCTATGATACATTGATGGGCAAGCCTTTGATCTTTACTGAACATTGTCAGACTCTGGGAACCGTTGGCGATCTTCTTTTTGCTGATTGGACTCAGTATCTTGTTGGGCAGAAAAGTGGTGCCGGGGTGAAATTTGCCAGTTCTGTGCATTTGAAGTTTGACGCTGATCAGACGGCGTTCCGATTTGTAATGCGTATAGATGGCCAACCTTGGTGGCCATCAAGTTTGACAGGTCGCTACAGCAGTGTTACCTTGAGTCCCTTCGTAACCATAGCTACAAGGGCTTAGGCAATAAACCTAAGGCGATCCTTTAACCAATGATAATGAGCATCCTGAAATATGGATGCTCATTATTTTCAAATTTTTTAAGACAGTTAAATCCCCTTTATATAGATAGGACAAGAGTTATAAAAGGAGATGAAGCAAATGGAAAAGAACTTTTGCAATTGTGGGACCGAGATCAAACTGGGTAATACGTGGGACATCAGTTCAAGGGAGTCTTACCGCATAACAAAGGTAAAGGCAAGCAGATAGAATTTCGCCCATGTGCTTGTGGATGCGGAGAACTTGTGGTTAGGATATTTAAGCATGGTCATTGTTCGAGAGTCATCCACTGGTCAAAAGGGCCAAAGGCAGAACAGATAAGGCAAGAAGGTTATCAGGAACTACAGGCAGCGGCATAATGGATGCAGAACTTACAGCAGGAAGTCAGACCGGACAACATAATTTCACCGATTACAGTCACTCCAGCGGCAACTACAGTGACCAATGCAGGTATGTACCGGAGCATGGCAAAATACCACCGAGGGTTGATGATCATAACGGCCCAGTTGACATCTACAAAGACAGCCATAGCCCAGTTGATTTGTTCCTCGGACAGCTCAGGCACGGGCAAGGCAGATGTGACGGGGAAGACGGTTACCCTTATGGGAACGACTTCGATTCCAAACCAAGTAGGTTCCATAGAGTTTGATTGTTCAGACTTAACAGCAATCGACCAGGATAAGTACTGGGTAGGATGCGATATAACAACGAATCAAGACGGAGACAGTATTCAGGCAACACTTATCCGTTCGGCAGCAAGGTATTATGAAGGTCCTAACATGCCTTCATAAAAGATTAACAAAGATGCCCTCCGATTGCAATACGAAGAGTCGACCGCATCGTAAGATAAGAAAATTTAGGAGGATTTTAAAATGAGATTTCCAGGAAAGTATAAGGTAGTACCGATTATCAACACAGCTGATTATAATGCAGGTTTAGATGGTGATTCCATTAATATGGGTAAGGGGCATCGTTGCACCTTTCTCTTGATGTTTGGGGCTATTACTGGCGATGCCGTTCTGAAGGTCTGGAGCGGAGCTACAGATGGAACCAAGTCAAGCGCCCTGACATTTACTTACGCGGTAGGGGGTGCGGCTGTAGGATCTGCTTCATCAGATGTTCTCGCTGCTGATGCGACTTCGGCTGCCTTGACTCTGACTGCCGCGACTTATCAGAATAAGTTATTGGTGGTAGAGATTGACGGTTCTGAGTTTGATACCGCCAACAATGAAGAATGGCTTACAGTTGAGATAGGTGCAGAAGCTGATGCAGGTATTTTGCATGTAGTTGCGATTGTCGAGCCTCGCTACAGTGATGGCACGACTGTTTTAGCATAGTTCTAACACCAGTTTGCCTGTTCTGGTTTAAATTAAAGACAGGTAATTTATCATCCCTTTGTAGGTGTATTTTACATTGGACCTTCAACCCTGTGGGAGAAGGATTATTTTAATCAAGAGAGGAAAATATGTATAAGAGACCAACTCTGGTTGACATAAAATTGACTGATGAATGGTTAGGCCATCCTAAAGGGTCAAAGTTGCAGCTTGAGGAAAACCAAGCCAAGACAATGATTGAGAGAGGGGTTGCGAAGATCGACCAACATTGGCAGCCATCCGCTAAGGCGATCGAGGAAGAGAAGGACCGCCAGGCATTGAAAATTGCCAAAGAGAATCATGAGTCATTAATGGAAGAACAAAAAGCTGAAGTCACGTCGAAGATGCAAAGACGTGATAAAGATAAGATGATAAGGAATTCAGAGAACAAATAGGGCATTCTGCCTTACGCAGAAACACTTAAAATTTGTGACATGTATTTAAGCAAAGTCATTGATAAAATAAAAGGCTGCATCATAGCGCAGAATGCCTATTTAAAATATCCAAACCGAATTGGATTAATTTAATCTGCCCGAAAGGGTAAGGAGGTAGTAAAATGGGACGAGTAAAATCAAAGTATAATTGGCATGATAGTGGGAGATTGGTGTTTTATGATGATATATCATTCGAGACACTATGGACAACTTATCCGGTTCAGTTCGTCGAAGACTTTCTTGGGACGGCCATTCTTAGTGATGGTACAACCATCTGGAATAAGGTAGATGTTGGGGCTGCTACAGAGGCGATAGTCACAGATTCATCAAATGGTCAGTTTCTATTGCATTTGGCGGCTAATGATGAAGCTGAAGATGCGGTTCTTTATCACGGTGACAATAAGACATTTGATGTTGGAAATGGCCTGATATTCGAGGCGAGGGTGAATATGGCTGTCTCCCCTGGGACAGGGGTTTGTGCTGTGGTTGGGATGTGCGGAGATCATAATCTTGATAAAGATACCGTGACGGAAGCTGCATGGTTTCGTTTTGATGCGAGTTTAGTTGCTAAAGTTGAGACAGACGACACTACGAATAACAATGATGACATTGATGCAAGTCATACGGCAGTTGCAGGGACATATGATATCTATCGGATTGATTTCACGACCATTACTGATGTTAAGTTCTTCATCAATGGAACTCGGGTCGCAACGGGAACTACGTTTGACATGAGTAACCTCTCTGCCTCTGAGCAGCAGATGCAGCCTTATTTTTCTCTGGATAAGGCTTCTGGCACCGGTCTTGGCGATATCAATATCGACTATGTCAAGATCTTTAGCAACCGTGCGTAGATAACTTAAGAGGAGAGTGAAAATACCTCTCCTTTTTTTCTTTTTGGGATTATGATTGAATATATTCAAAGATGTTGGAAGGGAATTCTTACATTTGTAGGTGTTTTGGCGGTTATTACTGCCTTGACAACGTTTTATTCTACACTGGCAACATCCGCAGACATTATCAAGATTAGGGAAGAGACCAATTCTGCGATTGGTCAGCTTAAGAAGAGCATGGAACTTGATCGTGATATCAATCGTCTGAATCAGGTGAATGATTCTTTGATGAAGGCCAAGATACTGCAAAAGACTTATCCGAATGACAGGGAACTGAAGGAAGACATCGAGGTACTCAAGAAGGACAAGACGAAGCTCCAGCAGAGGATCGAGGAGAGATGAATGGTAATGCAGAGAATTCATAGCACGGAAGAATTTATTGGCACGAGTCTTGACGATAAACCATCATCTGCAATGGTTGGATCGACTTTCTATGAATATGATACTTCACGGATGTACATTGTGGCAAGCAAGACAAATGGAATTGCCAATTGGGTTTTGAGAAGATAAAATGATAGAACAAAAGACAATATCAATAGGTTACCAATTTTCTATTGAACAGAAACATCTTGCTGGCCAGCATGATCAATCCTCTCATGGTGGAAGAGGTGGAAGGAGGATTAAACCCAGTAATGAAGATAGGTCAGCAGCATTGATAACATCACATAAGACTGCTGATTTAAAGAAATTACAAACTTTGAAAACTATGGATCAAATTCCATCGAAGATTAGAGAACCTTTTCGAGCCAGACAAGGGCATGGAAGTTATAATTTTTTAGATACTATGTCAACAGGAGTCTTTATTGAGTTGAATCCAAAGCAAAGGAATAATGAAGATATAGATAGATATGTTTCCGTTAAAAGTGGGAAATCGATGTTTATGGCAAGGGAAAGGCTTCTTACTACACAGAATCTTCAGGATAATCTACATATTAGAGTGTTTGGTCAATTGAAAGAATGGGATGCTAAATTGGTTTCATCTAAAATTTAAAAAGAAAGTGGTTACCACGTAAGGGCATGATGCCGAGGAGTAGATAAGAATGACCGTAAAAAGAGAAACTTCGATCCAGAGATTTATTTTGCTGTCCACTGACACATTTCCTACGGGGGTGCCTGTCGGTTCAAGAGCGTGGACTTATGACACGAAACTGTCCTACATTTGTTATGATGGGACAAACTGGTCTCTCTATGATGCCGATTCTGGATCTGGCACCGGCTTCATTTTCTATGGTCAGTGCTCATCGACTATGTCAGATAGCACCACTACGATAGTCATTCCTGGTCTTGCCGGTTATGGCAATGACTATTTCAACAACAAGTATTATATGCAGATGATCTTGAACGCTAGTGTTCATGGAAATATTCCTGAGCGACAGGTCAGGAAGATCACGGATTATGTCTCTACTACAGGAACGTTTACTACAGAGGCATTTAGCGGCAATGTGTCAGCCAGTGATGACATGGCTGTTCTTCATGAATCAATCGCCCAACTTGCAGGACCTACATCTGCCATCAATAAATCGGTTGGCATTCTACAGATCGCGACTGCAACGGAAGATCTAAATCAGCTTCCTGGAGTAAAAGGTTTATTCATTGGGACCACCCAGGCAGTTGTTCTGGAGAAGCTTATTCTTAAGATGCCTACCGGGGCCGCTGCCGGCGCTATTACAAGTGTTTCTGTTGAAAACGACGATGTTACTCCAACTACATATATTACATCTGTTCAGGGAGACGTAGCTAATCTTACTTCTGAGGCAGAGATATCATGGACTGGTTATTCTCTCATAAATGTAGGAACGAAGATTAACTTAACATTGAATGGTGGCCCTCACGGCTCTGCTTATGTTGCGACAGCTATTGCTCAATGTAGGGCTGTGGTTGGTGGAGGATATCTCGCGGAGTCAAGTGCTTCTTCTGAGTCTCCGTCAATGTCTCCTTCTGCTTCGCCTTCGTTAAGTCCGTCGGCCAGTCCATCGACATCACCAAGTTTGAGCCCATCGGCAAGTCCAAGCTTGAGCCCATCTGAATCGCCGTCGGCATCTCCTTCGGCAAGTCCAAGCCTGAGTCCATCTGCTTCTGCTTCGCCTTCTGAGAGCCCATCGGCTTCTCTATCTGAGAGTCCATCAGTAAGCCCAAGCTTGAGTCCATCGGCATCCATGTCACCTTCAGCAAGTCCAAGCTTGAGCCCGTCAGCTTCACCATCAGCAAGTCCAAGTTTGAGCCCAAGTCAGAGCCCAAGCTTGAGTCCATCTGCTTCGGCTTCACCTTCTGAATCACCTTCAGCAAGTCCAAGCTTGAGCCCGTCAGCTTCACCATCAGCAAGTCCAAGTTTGAGCCCTTCTGAATCACCTTCATTAAGCCCATCGATGTCGCCATCGCTGAGTCCGTCGGCTTCTGGGTCACCGTCGGTATCGCCTTCTGAATCTCCGTCGGTATCTCCATCAGCAAGTCCAAGCTTGAGCCCGTCAGCTTCACCATCAGCAAGTCCGTCAGTAAGTCTTTCGGCTTCACCTTCTGAATCTCCGTCGGCATCTCCATCTGCGAGTCCAAGCTTGAGCCCGTCTGCTTCTGCTTCACCTTCAGCTTCACCTTCTGAGTCACCGTCGGTATCGCCTTCTGAATCGCCTTCTGAATCGCCGTCGGCATCTCCTTCGGCAAGTCCAAGCCTGAGTCCATCTGCTTCTGCTTCGCCTTCAGCTTCACCTTCTGAGTCACCGTCGGTATCGCCTTCTGAATCACCTTCTGAGTCCCCAAGCGAGAATCCATAATTAAGATGAATTATCCACATTTATTTTTTTATACAGATAATTTGCCAAATAATTTTCATGCTTGTACTAATGGTTTCATTATCAGGATGAGACCAGAGCATAAAAATGACGAAGGATTGTTAAAACATGAACTCATTCATGTAAAGCAATTCTGGTTGAATGGATTGTTAATTCATGCTATTGGGTATAGATTCTCCAAGTCTTATAGATTGAAGTGTGAAGTAGAAGCATATCGAGAACAATTGAAATATCTACCTGCAACCATAGACTTAGGATATTATAAATGGATTTATGCCGGGTTCATGGCAGAAAAATATGGATTAGGTATAACCAAAGAAAAAGCATTAAGGTCACTTATTTAACATCTTGCAGGATCTTAGAGAGGAGAAAATGCAAACGCCAGATTTATCAATTATCATCCCGTCACGAGATTGTGAGTTCGCTTCAAAGACTGTAGATGACATCTTCGCGAAGGCAAAGGGGACCATAGAAGTTGTCATCATGCTCGATGGTTATTGGCCAGACCCTCCTCTAAAAGATTACCCAAATTTGACAATAGTACACAAAGGAACCGCTCTCGGTATGCGTGACAGCATCAATCATGGAGTTGCCCTTTCTAAGGGAAAGTATATTCTTAAGTGTGATGACCACACGTCCTTTGCCGAAGGCTTCGACGAAATACTTAAGAAAGATTGTGAAGAAAACTGGATTTCCATTCCAAGCAGATATTCTCTTGATCCGATAAAATGGGAGAGAACAAGAGGTCCAATCCAATATATGTACCTTACCTTTCCTTATGATCATCATGAGTTGTTTGGCACCGGATTTCATGGTGCCAAGTGGCATGGCCCAAAGGGACTGGAAGGCAGCTATTGGTATCTTGAGAATGAACGTAAGAGAGGACCAAAGATCGATGACCTGATGATATTTCAGGGATCATGTTACTTCATGCATCGAAAGCATTGGGACTTTATTGAGGGTCTCGACGAGGAAAATCACTATATCATGTATGACGAGGCCATTGAGCTGGATTTCAAGACATGGCTCTCAGGTGGAAGGGTTATCATCAATAAGAACACCTGGTATGCCCATCTTCATAAGGGAGTGACATACAAAAGAGATTTCCATTTATCAAAAAGACATAAGATAATGTCTGAGGTTTATAATACGGATTACTGGATGAACAATAGATGGCCGAAGCAGACGAGACCGTTGAGGTGGTTGATAGAACACTTCTCTCCTCTGGATGGATGGCCAGAGGACTGGGATAACGTAGATAAGTATTTCGAGACGTGGAAGCACAAGGATTTATACAATCAGTTGTGGGGAAAGGAGAAATAATGGGGGATCCGGTAAGGGCAACTACAAGGGCAATATTCAAGAAGTTTCACGTTCATCACGGGGACAATTTGCCTTTTGAAGGCTGGTGGCCAAGCACTCGCGAAACGCTTTTCGAGCTCTGGGGAGAGCTTGGTTATAAGGTAGGGGCAGAGATAGGGGTAAGGATGGGAACCAACTCTGCCGCCATACTGGCGAGAGTTCCTGGCGTGAAACTATACTGTATAGATCCCTGGAACGCCTACCTGCGAGTCACTGATAGTGTCCAGGACAGGTATTATGAGCGATGCGTGAGGAAGCTGGCTGGCAAGAACGTAGAGCTGATTAAAAAGACATCAATGGATGCTGTCGGAGACTTCGAGGATGGGAGTTTGGACTTTGTTTACATAGACGGACGCCATAATTTTTCCAATGTGCTTGAAGACATAATTTGTTATTATCCCAAGTTAAAACGGGGTTCGATCTGTTCTGGGCATGATTTTTATTCGTTTTTCGATTCTGGCGTCATAAATGCAGTCGATGCTTACTGTATGGGAAATAACATCAGCAAATTTTACGTGACACGTGAGAAAGCTCCAAGCTGGTTCTTCGTTAGAGAATAAGATCATGATTAGACTGAATAGAAGAAAGAAATATTGTGCTTGTGGATGTGGTGAAGAAGTTAAATTAAAACAGAAATATATTCGGGGTCATAATCGTCGTGGCAAATCTTCTTGGAATGCAGGTAAATCTTCTTGGAATGCTGGTATACATAAAGAAAAGCCAGTTTGGTTATGCGCTTGTAATTGTGGAGAATATGGCAAACCAGGCCGGAAGTTTATCAATGGGTATAATAGGAAAGGCATAAATTTTGTTATGGCTGAGGAGCAGAAACAAAAGTTAAGAGTCCCTAAATCTAAATTGGCGAAACAAAATATGAAGGAAGCACAAAATCGACCTGAAGTAAAAGCAAAACGTAATATTACTTTCAATTCTATTTTAACAAAAAATAAAATGTCAAATTCTGCATTGATAGCCGGAGCCAGACCAGAAACAAAAGAAAAAAGATCTGTTGCTGCAAAAGAAATTGGGAGTAGACATGAAACAAAAGAAAAAAGATCTTCATATGGTAAAATTCCATGGGAAGATAGGGAAAATATGATTGCATTGCTTACCGCTGCAAGAAACCGACTAGAAGTAAAAGAAAGAAATTCAAAGAGGATGAAAAAGAAATGGAAGGAAGATATATTTGTCTCCAAACAAATGAAAGCCCGCCACGTCAAACAAAATAAACTCGAAAAGAAAGGTGAGGATTTATTTCATAAGTTATGTCCAAGTGAATATAAATTTACGGGTGATGGAGATGTCGTCATAGCAGGCAAGTGCCCAGACTTTATCAATATCAACGGTCAAAAGAAGATCATAGAGATCTATGGAGACTACTGGCACAGGGATGATAATGAGCAAGATAGAATTGATACCTTTGCTAAATATGGTTACGATACTTTGATAATCTGGGAGCGCGAGTTCAAAGATATAGAGACACTGACAAAGAAGATAACGGATTTCCACACTCGTGAAAATCCATATTCAATACACAAGGAATAATATGCATCCCGAGTCATATAAGATAGTCGAAGATTTTGCCGCTGAGTTCATCAAGGGAGAAAATCTGAGGATCTGTGACGTTGGGAGTCTTGACATCAACGGGACGTATAGACCTATCTTCAGGGATCGTCACCATTATATGGGGATAGACATTCGTCCTGGACCAAATGTCGATATTACTGTTCAGCCCTACGCGTATCCATTTGACGATAGTTATTTTGATGTGATAGTGTCTGGACAGACAATGGAACACATAGAGGACATATATGCGTGGATGGACGAAGTGGCGAGGGTGGCTAAGAACCTTGTTTGCATCATCGTTCCATGGCAATGGGGGCCACACAGGGAGCCAGTTGATTGCTGGAGGATATTGCCGGATGGAATGCGGTTTCTTTTTGATAGATCTGGATTGGAAGTTATAAAGATTTGGACTGATCAGTCATCTTGTATTGGAATTGCGAGAAAGAAAGGAGGAAAGAGTGGATCCAAATGAAATCATTAGGAAAAAACTTGATATAAGGAAAATCTCAAGTCCTCCAATTCTTGCATGGATCGGAACAGGCAGACATAAGTTACATGATGAGAGCATAGGGAGAAACCTCCTTGCGGAATTGTTTAAGGAACTTGGATATAAGAATGGAGTAGAAATAGGAGTCGACAGAGGATATTACTCAGACGTTCTCCTCTCAAAGAATCCAGACTTGCATCTGACAGGGGTCGATTCTTGGGTTGGCGATAAGGCAGAAACTCATTTTCGAGATGCTAAACAGAGACTTTCCAAACATGGTGATCGAATCGAATTGATGAAGATGAGAAGTCTTGATGCGGTGAAGGTATTTCCTTGGAATTCTCTCGACTTTGTTTATCTGGATTCTAATCGTTCATTCAATGATATTAGTCTTGATCTTATTAATTGGGGCAGACGAGTGAGGCAGGGAGGAATGATCGCTGGCAGAGGGTACTGCCACCTGTTCGAGACAGGAGTTGTTCGGGCTGTAGACGCCTATACGTACTCACATAACATTAGGAACTGGTACATAACGCGGGATATAGAACCCAACTACTTATGGATCAAACACTGGGAGAGCAAGTAATGCCAAGATACATGGAAGATAACCTCAACATGCATTTGCATAGTGTGTTGAGGATGATGCAAAGCCGTATTGTCAATAAGACTTCATACATGGGTATTCATACCACGAAGAACCCTCTTGATATGTGGGTCTATCAGGAGATCATCTATGAGACGAAGCCAGATGTCATAATCGAGATTGGTTGTGGCAGGGGAGGTTCAAGTTTATGCCTGGCAAATTTGTGTAATAATATCAATCATGGTCGTGTCCTTGGGATAGATGTGGATCTATGGAAGCATCCAAGGGTGATTGATCATCCAAGAATAAAATTACTTGAAGGAGATGCTAACCAATTAATTGACAAGGTTAAGGAACTTACATTCAACTGTAAGGACATTATGGTAATAGAAGATAGTTCACATACTTATGACAACACACTCGACTTATTGAGGTTCTATTCACCATTTGTAAGGGAAGACAATTACTTCATAGTCGAGGATAGCAATTGTTATCATGGAATCAATCGAGGTCCTTATCCTGGACCTTATGAAGCAATTGAGACATTCTTGCAAGAGAATCCAGATTTTGAAAGCGACAGGGAAAAAGAATCTTTCTTCATTACATGGAACCCAAAAGGTTACCTGAGGCGAAGAAAATAATGAGAGATATTTCTTTTTTCTTTAATCCCTATGGGGCAGGAGAAATAGATGGAAGGCAAATTGGGGAGTTTCTTCAAGCGAAACTCAATCCTACAGCTGGATATCAAGATGATATTTGCATTTACGTCAAATGCCAGCCTCCAGAATGTTTGCCTGAACATTCTTATGTCAACATAGTTGATGGCGTCGGGCTGATTGGATGGTTGTTGAGGCATCCAAGAGTTGGGGTAATTGCCACATCAAAGACTGCGCAGGAATATTTGATTGAAGTCCTTGATAGAGATGTTCAATTTATCCCGGAACATCATTGTAATTGTGAGAGAGATAAAAGAACCAGAGAAGAGATAACTACGGTTGGGATGATAGGAAACATTAAAGGATTTGATTGCGACCTTGAATATGCTAAGAAGCGTTTCAATGATATTGGAATGAAGTTCATTTGGAAGTCAAATTATAGCAATAGATTTGACGTGATAAACTTTTATAAGAAGATAGATATCCAGATTAACTGGAGGCCACACGTCAGTGGTGTCCATGCCAAGTTGCATAATCCCCTGAAGCTTGCGAATGCAGCTTCATTCGGTATCCCCACGGTATCGTATCCAGAAGAAAACTACGTAAAAGAATTTAGCGGATACTTTCTGGCTCCAGACAAGATAGAAGACTTATTTGATGAGGTGACGATACTCAAGAACCGGCCAGAGTATCACCAGGCTTACTCAGAACTGCTCTTAAAGAAGGCCGAACAATATCATATAGAGAATGTTACAAAACTGTACAGGCAGCTTCAGGAGGATTTATGAGAATAGGCAAGGTAAGAATATCAATACAGTTTATTTCAACAGCATTAAAATTCCCATTATTATCCATACTGAGCAATTTAGATACGAGGTGAAAGAATTAAAGTGATCCCTTTATTCAAGGTGTTCATGGCAGACAATGTTGCTGATTTTGTTCTTCCTGTTCTGAGGTCAGGATATATAGGAGAGGGAGAACAATGCAAAGAATTCGAGAAGAAGTTTGGAGAATATATCCAGAATGGGAATGTTGTACTGGTGAACTCGGGAACGTCAGCTTTAATCATGGCATTGAAACTTGCTGAAATAGGTTATGGGGACATGGTTGTTTCTACCCCTATGACATGCTTAGCCACGAATATGGCTATTCTTTCTGTCGGAGCGGACATCATCTGGGCAGATATTCTTCCAGATGGGACAATCAATCCAAAAGATGTTGAGGAGAAGTTAAAAGATTTTCATTGGAAGGCAATTTATCATGGTATAAATAAACTTATGCCAAAGGCTATTATGTGCATGGATTGGGGAGGGATGCCTTGTAAGTTGAATGAGTTGAGGGATATAGGAGACATATTCGATATTCCGGTTATAGAAGATGCCTGCCAGGCATTAGGATCGCAATATGAAAGAGAACTAATAGGGAATTGTGCAGATTTCGTTGCATTTTCGTTCCAGTCGATAAAACAACTTACATCCATAGATGGAGGAATGTTGGCTATCAATGATCCAAACCTTGTTGAAAAGGCGAAGATGATGAGGTGGTTTGGCCTCGACAGGAACAGCGGAGCAGATATGCGTTGTAATCAAGATCCTCCAGTCGCAGGCTACAAGTGGCAGATGAATGACGTGCTGGCATCTGTCGGATTGGCGAATATTAGACATCTTTCTGACATAATTGAAAAGACAAAAAAGCATGCACAGTATTACAATGATAGATTTGGGATTGAAACAGATTCAGAAAGAGAATCTGGATATTGGTTATATACGATTTTTGTTAATAATGTCGATTATTTTATTCAATACATGAAGGGTAATAATATCGAATGCTCAAAAGTCCATGACAGGAATGACACCAAGACTATCTTCAAGAAGTCGAGGACGTATTTACCAGGGGTTGATCATTTTGATAAGCATCATGTCTGCGTGCCCGTTGGGTGGTGGCTTACAGACAAAGATGTAGAGGGGATAGCGTCATTGGTATTGGGTTATAGGAGAAAGTATGAGTAAAGAGGTCTGGGAAAAATTTACCGAACTATATAACACGGATGTTATCATCAAGAGGATGCCGATGGATGAGATACTTGAGGCGTTCTGGTGTTTTGCCAGTGGGTCTACCTCTGTAAATAGGAAAGACAGGTTAAAAGAGATATTTGATAAACATGGGATAGAGATGAGACATGAATTGGGACACTTTTAAGAATCTGGTAGAAAAAGAGATTGAAAGAAATGGGATAGGGAGTCCAGAAATAGATTACATTTATATTTCTACTGCTGGCATTCGTAATAATGAAATTAATATAGAAGTGATTGATAATGAACTTCGTATCTCGGCTGCAGAATAGAATGAAGCTGTCTGTCGTTATCCCCATACTGAATTCCCATAAGGCGGTGTCAAGGCAGATCAAGCATTTCAATATGATGAAGTTGCCTGACGACATAGAGTTTGTTTTCGTTGATGACGGAAGTAATCCTCCCTTGGATGCGAAAGATTATCAGCTGAAGAACCTCAGGATCATGATGACGAATGACAAGAGGAACTGGACGCAGGGATTAGCAAGGAATCTTGGAGCGAGAGAGGCGATAGGAGAATATCTATTCATGACGGACATAGATCATATTCTTTCCAAGGAAGCCTTGCTTGCAGCGCATGATTTCATTGGGGACAAGATGGTGTTTCCACGATACATAGCAGTTTTGACGATTGGTGGAAGGATACGCCAAGATTCAGCAATTCTCCAGGCATATGGGTTTGACATGAACCGTTATCAGAGGGGAAGGAAAAGGCTCTATGCGAGTTTTCATGGAAACACCTTCGTAATGAAGAAAGAAACATTCTGGAAGCTTGGAGGATATAAGTCAAAACATTGCTTATATGGGTATCACGCCCCTGTGAAGAAGGGCGAAGACTGTTATTTCAACACACAGTGGAAGCATTATGCAGCAGAACAAGGACTTAAGATCGAGATTGGGCCAAAAATATTTTTGTTTCCGGTTGGAAGATTCAATAAAGCAGGAGATAACAATCCCAGAGGTCTTTTTCATGGATTGAGTTATGAACCAAATAGGTAAAGGAGAGGAATTATGGCGATATCGAGTCAGAATATTGGTAAGGAAATAGCAGATATCTTCGGGTTGAAGAATGTTGTATCTATGGATTTTTATTTTGCAGTCAATAATATTGTATCTGTTGATGTCAGGTTTTATCCAGAAGAAGATGAGATTAGAAAACTCATGTCAATTTGGAAAAGATATAGACTGGAAAAAACTGGAAAAGATCCATATGAAGGGTTGATCCCTCTTTTACAGAAGTTTAATTTCGTGGAAAAAGATACATCCAAGGAATATAATATCGATGAGTCATCTTGTGAACAAAATAACCTTTCAAAGATAATCTTGGCAAAGAGATAAAATTATGCCATATGATTTATCAATCGTTATCCCCGCTCGGAACGAAATTTTCTTGTCGAGGACAATCGAGGACATTCTTAAGAATATTAAAGGGAATACTGAAATTATTGCTGTTCTTGATGGGTATTGGCCAGATCCTTCAATAGAAGATGATCATAGAGTTACATTGGTTCATCATACTGAATCTATAGGACAAAGGTCCGCTTGCAATGAGGCTGTTAGATTATCTAAGGCAAAGTACATCCTTAAATGTGACGCTCATTGCTCATTTGCAGAAGGTTTTGACGAAGTTCTCATGAAAGATATGAAAGATGATTGGACTGTTGTTCCAGCTATGAGAAACCTTCATGTTTTTGACTGGGTATGTAAGAAATGTGGGACAAGAAGTTATCAGGGAATTACACCTGTAAGTTGTCTTAAATGTGATAATACAGAACATTTTGAGAAAGATATTGTCTGGATAGGGAAATCAAATCCCATAAGTACATCTTATTGTTTTGATCCACAACCGCATTTCCAATACTTCAAGGAGTTTAAGCATAGGCCAGAAGGCAAGGGAGATCTTACAGAAACAATGTCTCTTCAAGGGTCTTGTTTCATGCTCACGAGGGAGAAATATTGGGAGTTGGATGTCTGTGAGGAAAAGTTCGGAAGCTGGGGTTCACAAGGAATTGAGGTGTCCTGTAAGACTTGGTTGTCGGGAGGAAGGGTAATCGTCAATCAGAAGACATGGTATGCCCATATGTTTCGCACGAAGGGAGGAGATTTTGGGTTTCCATATCCGATCAGTGGCAGGCAGATCCAGTCTGCAAAAAGTTATGCGAGGGATTTGTTTTTCAACAACAAATGGCCGAAACAGAAATATCCTATCTCTTGGCTGGTAGAGAAATTCTGGCCAGTTCCGGGATGGTCTCAGGAGCAACTTGATGAATTAAAGAAAGGAGAAAAGATAGAAATCTCGGAACCAGATGTCACTCCTGTTCCCCACATGAGTTGCGAGAGAAAAGGCCCGACAAAGGGGATCGTCTATTACACAGACAACAGATGCGAAGATAGGATACTTCATCTGTGCCAAGATCATCTGAAGAAAGCTGTCGGAGATGCAAGGATCATCAGTGTGTCATTGAAATCAATCAAGTTTGGCGAGAATATAGTCCTTGATCTTGAGAGGGGATACCTGACAATGTTCAAACAAGTGTTGGAGGGGATTGAGAGATGTGAAACGGATGTGATCTATTTATGCGAGCATGACGTCATTTATTCTCCAGAGCACTTTGAGTTCATCCCTCCGACGAGAGACAAGTTCTACTACAATATAAGCAACTGGCAGGTGAGGGCAATGGATGGGCATGCCGTCTATTGGGACTGCAAGAAGGTCAGCCAGGTATGTGCATACAGAGATTTGATTCTTGAACATTACAGAAAAAGAGTTAAGATGGTTGAAGAAATTGGATTTTCAAGAAGAATGGGATTTGAACCTGGAACTCATCATAGAGAAGCTCGTGTAGATGATACTACCTCTGATTTTTTTTCTACCGAGATTGCAAATCTTGATATAAGGCACTCAAAGAATCTTACTTCTTCAAGATGGAGTCCAAACGAATTTAGAAATCCATGTAAGAATTGGAGAGAATCTCATGTCAATCGACTTCTTGGGTGGGAGAATTTGAAATTATGAAAGTATTTTTGGGAGGGACTTGCAATGAATCTACATGGAGAGACACTCTAATTTCAATGTTAAAGATTGATTTTTTCAATCCGGTAGTTGACGATTGGACTTCAGACTGTATGGCTGAAGAATTATGGCAAAGAAAGATATGTGATTATTGTTTGTATGTTATAACTCCTAAGATGACAGGAGTATATTCGATTGCTGAAGTTGTTGATGACAGTAATAAAAGACCAACAAAAACCATATTTGTATGTTTAAAGAAAGATGGCAGTTCAATATTTAACGATGGTCAATGGAAATCAATAAATGCAGTTGCTAAAATGGTTGAGCAAAATGGAGCAATGGTGTTTTTTGAATTGGAAAAGTCTGCTTTTTATTTAAATAGAAAGGCTCCATGATTATGAAAATCTTAGTTACCGGAACAAATGGCTTTATAGGAAAAAATCTAATAGACCGTCTATTGGCAGAAAGTCATGAGGTAGTTAATTTCTATGGTGATAGACGAGAAATAGATACTGTTATTCATCTTGCTGCAATAGCCGGGATCAAACCAGAATTGCAGAAAGTAAAAGAACATTATCAAGTGAATGTTCTTCAAACAGTTGAATTACTTGAATTTTGTATTAATCATAAAATCCCCAATTTTGTATTTATTTCTTCTTCGTCGGTATATGGAAATAATGGGGGTAGGCCATCATTAGAGACAGATCCTACAGACACTCCTCTGTGTCATTATGCTGCTACCAAAAAGGCAGGAGAACTTGCTTGTTATACTTATCATCATATGTACGGTATTAATATCACATGCTTGAGATTGTTTACAGTTTATGGTCCAGGGCAGAGGACAGAAATGGCCATTCCTTTATTTACTAGATTAATCCAACAGGGACAGGAGATAATCATGTTTGGTAATGGTTATAGAGATTATGTTTATATAGATGATGTCGTAGATGCCATTGTTTCATCTTTACATTCTAATAAAGGATATTCTATCTATAATATTGGTAGTTCTCAAAAGACAGATCTTGTCAGGTTGATATTTAATATTGAAGATTTTATAGGTAAGAAATCCAAAATTAAATATCAACCAAATCCAATTGGTTATGCTCAATCCACATGGGCAAATATAGAAAAAGCAAGGGAAGAGCTTAGATATAATCCACAAGTGATGATTCGAGAAGGATTATATAAATATATTGATTGGTATCTAAAGAATCCAAACAATAAATTTTAAAAGTGCATTTTTTCATTTATATGAATAAGGACATCATGTATAAAAAGGTTGAACCAGTTTCCGTTGCTACCATGGTGCGAACAAGATATAAGGGCCATCACACAATTTGTGAAACCTTGCGTGAGATATACGTCTTATCTGAAAATGAAGAGATCAAGATAAAATGTAGGATCGCTGTTGCAATGGCGAAATCTATGCACAACAAATTAAAATGGTATAAGGCAAATAGTAAGGCTTAATGGAAAAGATCATAGATAAAATTGTCTCAACGGTCAGCGAGCCCTTTATGCTCTTGGCGTTGTTGGTCATAGTAGGCTTGTTCCATCTTTTGCTCCAAAGAGATAAGAGAGACAAGGAGTTTTCCCAGGCAATGAAAGAAATCTCATCAGCCATGGGGGAATGTAACAATTCTATTTGTGGCATGATTCCACTTCTGGAGATCTTGGTTTATGGCAAAGGAGGAAAACCGTGAACATCATCAATAAGATTAAACAATTCCTTTCCCCAGATATAGAACCAATAAAAAATATCAAGGAATTCATACAGCAACAAATGGCAACATCATGTCAAAGCAAACAAAAAATAGATGGTATGATTGCAACATTGAATGGTGAAGATAATTGGTTTTTGCGAAGAGTTAGTAAAGAGGGATGTGATGGACAATAGAATTGATGCGGCAATGATACAATATATTTTTGCAATTCTGGGGAATCTATATGGTGTTATTTTATTTTCCTGGTGGTGGATAAAGAAAAAGAATGCGAGTTTTATATTTATTTGCATTACCTTTCTATTTGTCGGCAATGTAGTAGAAAAATCACTTACATTATACAGCAGAACTATGATGAATTTCTTTCAATCTCCACCACTTAGAGACACCGATCTGTGGGCATACAGAGGCACCATAGAAATGGTTTCTGTTTATTTCGTAGTGATTTATATGACTTTACGAGTCCTCGGTTATTTGCCTGCAAAGCAATATGGGAAGAGGCATGATGATCGGTAATAACCCATTGATAGTAATAGGTAACAAGGAATGGGAATCAGGATTATTTATTGTGACTGGTGTCAAAAAGATGATATTCCCTGTAAGCATTGTGAAATAGAATGCAAATATAGGATTAAGTGGGAGAGTTTAGCAAAAGATGAAAAAAAATTTCGATAAGGCACTTAGAAAAGTCTTAATTTATGAAAAAGGATTTGTAAACCACCCATCAGACAAAGGTGGGGCTACAAATAAAGGAATAACCATAGGAACTCTCCAGAGATTTAATAAAGAATTTGATTACGGAGACTTTGATCAGGACGGAGATGTGGATATAGACGACGTTAAGCTGCTCAATACTGCTGAAAAAGCTGCCCCGATCTACGAGAAATATTTTTGGGACATTCTTCATCTGGATAATTATCCCTCAAAGATAGATTTTTTGATGTTTGATTTTGCCGTGAACTCGGGGCCGGGGAATGCTTCCAAGATTCTCCAGAGAAGTCTCAAGGTAAAAGATGACGGGATAATTGGTTCAGTTACAATGGCTGCTTTGCAAAAAATGGATCCCTTCTTTCTCTCTGAATTGATGCTTTCAGAGAGAAAGAGGTTTTACGACAAATTGGTTGCCCGGCATCCGGATCAGATGATTTTCTATAACGGATGGATGAATCGAATCAATAAGTTGAGAGAAGATATTAAGGAGGTTGATAAATCTCTTGATAGAACCGAAGATATGGATTTGATAGACTTACTTATGAAGAAGGAAATGTATGAAGCTGATGTCTGAAGAGGCAAAACAGTTTTTTCTCTCAATGTTAAAGGAGAGTGATGGTTGCCCTGTTTCCATGACAAGATTTCTTTCCTTGTTTACTATCGTTTTATCGAATATTGCAATGTGGGGAACATGGCTATTGATTTGCTATTTTGAGGGACATATTGCTGATATTCCTGATGGTGTCATCTATGTGTATGTTGCAGCGAATGGGCTAACCTTGACAGGTAAGGTTGCACAGAAATTTGTGGAGAAGAAGGGAGATGGAATTCAATAAATACTATATAATCGGTGGAATCATAGCGATCATTTCATTTGTAGTTATAGGTTATCTTATAGGTACCATAGAAACGTCTGAGGACATCGTAGGACAGCTCACGAATAACATACAGATACAAATAGACAACCAATACAAAGAACGTCTTGTTGTCCTTCAGAAGACGTTAGATGACAGGAATAAAGAGATAGCAGAATCTAGATTGAGGGAAAGAACCTTGCTCAGTAAGCTTGGGCAATTGAAAAAGGAAAAAGAAGATGTTAAGTTACCGACAAGTAATGAAGAGCTTGATAATCGTATCAATACTCTTGGCCTCAAGCCAACTATACGCTAAAGAATATTGTTTTACAGAAGAACAGACAGGCCAAATAGTAGTTGATCTCGAAAGAAGACAATATTGTGAAAAACAGATCGAGACCTATATAGAATTAGATAATGAGAAGACCGAGCAAATAGAGCTACTTGATAAACAAGTAAGGGGCACGGAAGAAAAATTTGTCGAAGCCGAAAGGAAAAATGCAACAGATCGAAAAATTGCAGATGAAAGGGATTCGGCAAGATTAAAGGAGTTGGAGGAAGCAAGAAAACCGAGATGGAATTCTATCTTTGGGAGTTTCGGGTTCGGTGTAATTTCGGGTTTATTGTTGATACTGTTACTATGAGAAAATATCTATGGTTGGTGTTGATTGCGATTTTGATAGGACTTAATAATGGGGAAGTCCTTAGTTTCCCATGTTGCAACATGATTGTTCCGGCAATAGTGAGGGATGGAAAACAAATCTTGATAGTGGTAAATAACGACGTAGAACCAGTTATGGCATTTGAAACATCGGCGGTCGCATGGATAAGATTTGTTCCTGATAATCAAGTTTTGTAAAAGGAGGAGAATAACAACAATGGCCCTTATTTCGCTACAGGAAGCACTCGATTTTCTCGAAGTCCAATACATGTCCTTTACAATAACTTCAGCTAATGATGTTATAAGGCTTTCGTATAATGGAGGAGCAACGACAAATGTCGAAGTTGGCGATGGTACTTATTCTGGTTCTGAACTGGCAACGCAGATGCAGACGAGTATAGATGCTGCATTAAGCTGTACTTCTACAGTTTCCTGGAGCACATCAACATATAAGTTCACGATAGCAGTTTCTGCAGGAAATACGATCGCATATACACACAGTTCATCAGATTTAGGCAGTACAATCGGTTTTGACCAGGATCATGCGGCTGCCTTATCCATAACATCAGATCAGGCGATAAGTGATCCAACGGCTATGGTATCTGTCTTAAAGGATGTGGCTGAGAAGATGATCAAGAACTATTGCGGAAGGGACCTAGAATCAACTTCGTATGAGGAGAGATATGATGGAGACGGATCTTCTGTCTTGGTCTTGAGACAGTATCCGGTAACCGCGATAACGAGGTTGACATTGTGGCCGATTGATGTCATAAGAGTTAAGAATTCCAACACTTCTACGAATGCGACCGCTTCAGTCTCCTCTACAGCCTTGGTTTTGACAAAGGATGGCACATCTTCGTCTCTCGCCTTTGCCACATACACAACGATGACGACCTTGGTCGATGCGGTGAATGCCCTTGGAAGTGGGTGGTCCGCAGAATTGCAGAGTTCAGCTTATGCAAGTTATCTTACGACTGAGCTGATAGAAAAGATGGGGATGTATTGTCTCAACAGCAACTGGGCTTATCTCCAGATGCCTTATGACAGAGGGGAGAGTGACTTTGACATAGACAGTGCGAGCGGGATAATCTATCTGAACAGATTCACCAATCTGAGTGGAAGCTATGACTATACCGGATTTCCTACTGGGATCAGGAACATATTCGTCGATTATACGGCAGGTTATGCGACCATCCCAGACGACTTAAAGTTGGCTGTTCGGATCTTACTGAAATACCTTTACCAACGATGGCAGGAAGAAACGTTTGGATCATCTTCCTTGAGCTCAGGAGGAATCTCTACATCATTCGAGAAAGCCATCCCGTTCGAGGTGAGACTTATCCTTGACCATAAGTACAGAAGGAAGATGGTATCTGTATTATGAGAGGACCAAAAACCACGATTTTTCTTTCCAGACTCACGCAAACAGCAGACGGATTGGGAACATTTACTACGACCTGGAGTGACATCCGTCAGATAAAGGGGGTGTTTTGGACTCTGTCTGGGAACGAGAGATTGGCATATGAAAAGTTGACAGAAGATATTTCTCATAACTTTGCATTTGACAATCTTATTGGAGAGACAGTTACCACACAAGATAGACTTCGCCTTGCTGATGGAACGATTTATGATATAAAGTTTATTGATACTACAAAAAACAGGGGTAATTTTACTATATTGCTTCTCAGGGAGTATAAGACATAAAATGGCACGAGTTCAATGGAATAGTGCGGCCGCAAACAAACTCCAGGTATTGGCAGAGCAGCAGTTGGTAAAGATTGGGTTCCAGATGGAGGCAGACATTAAGAGGATCTTTGGTCCAGGGACACGTAATGTTTATATGAAGGGTAAGAATAAGAATATTCCCCATACGGCTTCTGCCCCTGGGGAACCACCTGCCGTAGATACCGGTAGGTTGAGAGCGAGTATCTCGACGAACTGGTCAAGGAGCGGAATGTCAAGCAGTAAAGTTGGCGGGCAAGCAGGATCTGAAGATGGAGTGATGAATCCAGGATCTGATATTAATCAATTCAAGGTTGTAGTAGGAACGCGAGTGCAGTATGCTCCTTGGTTAGAGTTCGGCACAAGCCGTATGGCGGCAAGGCCATTTATGCGCCCGATCGTGGAGAAGTTCAGACCGATCGTTAACAGATTGTTTGGGAGTAAATAGATATGCCCGCTTCCCCATCACCCTCAGAGTCTCCATCTTTAAGTCCAAGTGAGAGCCCTTCACTTTCTCCTTCGATTTCACCAAGTTTATCTCCCAGTGCATCGGAATCACCATCTGCTTCTCCTTCATTGAGCCAATCAGCTTCTGAGTCTCCGTCGGCCAGTCCATCGGTTTCTCCAAGTTCTTCTCCATCTGTCAGTCCTTCATTAAGTCCTTCGGCATCGCCTTCTGCATCTCCAAGTGTTTCTCCATCTGAGTCACCAAGCCCTTCGCCAAGTGCAGGAGTATTTGGTCTTGAAGAAGCAATAATGACAAAATTCAATGCATTGAGAAATGACGGAAGTAACAATGATTTTTATACAAGCATCGGAGGCCGACTATATAATACTCAGGCTCCTCAGAATGCCATATTCCCTTTTACAGTGTTTACAGAAATCTCTGATGTAAATGAATATACTTTTACGACAAATTTTGAGAACGTTTTGATCCAGTTCTCTTTGTTCAGCACGGAAGAGGCTGTTTCAGAGATAAGGGACATGTTCACATATTGCAAGAGCTTATTTGACTGGTGTTCCCTTTCGATTTCTGGATATGCATTTCTATATATGAGAAGAGAGAATTCTTATCTGACAAAAGACGATAGACCGGCATGGCAAAGGATTGTTGAATATCGGGTGCAGTTTGAGTATGGAGATTACTAATAAATTTTAAGACATAGATTTTCTATTTATATATGAAGAAGAGGAATAAGATTTGAAAGGATCTCAACTATGTGAATGTAAATGTGGTGGATATGCCAAGCCTGGAAGAAAATTTATTCTGGGCCACAATAATAAGGGTATAAAAGGACTGGGAATTGGTCGTATTCCTTGGAATAAAGGGCTAAAAGGCTTTTCAAGTGGATGGTTAAAAGGAAAGAAACAAACCCCTGAGCATATTGCTAAACGTGTCGCAAAACAAATAGGAAGTAAACGTTCGGAAAGCACAAAAGGAAAAATGAGTGTTTCTAAAAAAGGAGAAAAGAATCCATTTTATAATAAACATCATATCCAAGAAACAAAAGAAAAAATATCGGTAAAAAACAAGGGTCGCAAACAATCAGATGAGGAAAGAAATAGAAGATCTATTTCCCAAAAAATAGTGTAAAATAAGCCAGAAATAAAAGAAAAAAGATCTAAATCGGAAAAAATTGCCCAAAATCGTCCAGAAAGAAAAGAAAAACAAATAAAATTTATGAAAGAAAAATGGGCAGACCCAGGGTGGAAAGCTAAACAATCACAGTTAATTAAGAATGTATGGGCAGATCCAGAACGAAAAGAATTTCAACTACTTGCTATTGGTAAAGGACTAAATCGGAAACCTAATAATCCTGAATCGTTTTTGCAAATTAAATTTTGGATTTGGTGTCAAACAATAATTTATAGTGGTGATTATTCTGTCGTTATAAACGGTAAAAATCCAGATTTTATATGTCTTGAAAAGAAAAAGATTATTGAATTTAATGGTTCTTATTGGCATCGGAATGATATCCCTGGAGAACATGAAAGATTTTTTGCTGAAGTTGGATATGATACTTTGATTTTAGTGGATAAAGATCTCTTAGATATGGAAGCTTTGAGAATTAAAATAGATACTTTTATGGAAAGGCCAAATCCTTATATCACACTTATGGGATAGGTGTAAATGTCTATATCGATCATAATACCATATTGTAATGCGAATGAATTCACAGAGGAATGCCTCAGGTCGATCAAAAAGCACACAAAAGACTATGAGATAATCCTCATCGACAATGGGTCAAAAGACCTTCTCGAGTTGTCTGAGAACGAAATGTCCATATGCCTGATAAGAAATGAGGAGAACCTCGGCTTCCCGAAAGCTGTCAACCAGGGACTGGCAAGGGCGAAGGGAGATTATCTTTGTGTTTTGAACAATGACATAATCGTTGTGCCTGGTTGGGCAGAGAGATTGATATGGCACCTTGAATGCGGGATTGATGTCATAGGGCCGAGGACAAACTCGATATCTGGTCCTCAGGCATTGCTTGTCGACAGGTACGACAACATCGAGGAGCTGAACAGAGAATCAGAATCTCTCTACAAGAGGGAGAAACATAATCGTTTTCCGTTTTATCGACTTGTCGCGTTTTGTGTCGTGATGAGAAGATGGGTTTATGAGATGATCGGGGGATTTGACGAGGTGTTCTCTCCTGGGAACTATGAGGATGATTCATATTGTTTAGAAGCAATAGACAAGGGGTTCAAGCTGGCGGTCGCAAATGATGTTTTCATGCATCATTGGGGTTCTGTAACCCACAGGAATCTTGACATTGATTACGTTTCTCTGCTGAAGAGGAACCAGAAGATATTTGAGTCTAAGTGGTCGAAAGAGAAGATAAAAGAGCTTTCAGCCAAGAATATGGAGGCAGTAAATGGTGCGAAAAGAGAAGTCTTCAATTGGCATTGATGAAGACATGCCGATTGGAGAAATAGAAAAAGTAATAAGACTGAATCTTGGATCTGGTTTCAAGACTGAGACCGGAGAAGAATGGATAAACATAGACAAGAGAGAAATTACGAATCCTGATATGGTTCATGACATAGAGACAGGACTGCCATTCCAAGATAACTCTGTCGACATGATACGAGCTCATGATATCCTCGAACACATTCATCCTGACAAGGTCCCGTTTGTGATGTCCGAGATCCACAGGGTTCTGAAGCCCGAAGGATACCTGCACTTCTTCATCCCAAGCACAGATGGCAGAGGCTGGGCAATGGACCCGACTCACAGATCATTCTGGAACATTAACAGTTGGCTCTATTATATTGATCCTGATTGGCATGCTCTTTATCCAGAGCTTCCGATGTTTAGGGCAGAAAGGATTCAGGATGTCTGCCTGAATGAACAACTTAGGATAATCCACACAGAAGGTAAGGTTTATCCGGTGAAGTAATGGAGATAAAGGTTTGCGCTCTTGTAGATAACATAGGGATATTGATTGGGAATCTCATGACCTCCCGGATAGACGGAAACTTGGGATTTATCATGAATTCAAAAAGTGCAACAGAGGGGATGAACAAGTTGTTTGACAAGTGTTCCAAGGCAGACGTGGTCGTGATGGTTCATCAGGACGTCATCTTCCCGTTTGATTGGATAGAAAAGACAGAGCGATTATTGAATGATCTTCCTGCTGATTGGGGAATTGCTGGTATCTGGGGTACCAAATTGGTTAACGGAAGGCAAGCTCCAGTTGGTAGGATTGCAGATACAAGGATGAGCAAATTGTCACCTGGTGGTCACTTCTGGAAGGGACAAATGCCATGCAGGATCGATTCCCTTGACGAGGTCTGCCTCATCTTCAACATGAAGACGGAATTCAGGTTTGAGGAAGAGTTCGAAGGGTTTGACCTTTACGGGACATATGCCTGTCTGAGAATGAGAGAGATGGGGTATGAGGCATACGTGATCGACAACGCGGTTATGCACAACACGTCAAGACCAATGAAGTGGATGCCAGATGAGAAATTCCTTTCATCCTGGGGATGGTTGAAAGAGAGATTCCCTGGTCAAGGCATAGTTTCAACAGTTTATGATGAAGGTTTTAATAAGAGGAAAGATTGAGTCTTACAGTAACTAACTTCAAGCTGGGAGTGGGGATTCCGTTAAGCTGGACGCATGTGCCTTCAGCATTCTTCGAGAGCTTCATACAGATGGAGAAGCCGAATTTCACCTATCTGCCAGCACATAACGGACCGATTGATGGTCTTCGTAACTATATTATAGAACAGGCGATTGCAACTGGATGCAGCCACTTGTTGCTGATGGATGCTGACCAGATCTATCCTGTTGACACGATAACGAGGTTGCTCTCTCATAGGCTGCCGGTCGTGCATGGGATGGTGTTTCGGAGATATCCGAACTTCGACAACCTCCTCTTCAAGGGAGAGATAAACCATTACACGAACATGATGGAAGGGGTCGATTATACGGATGGTGATTTGGTAGAGGTTGACGCAATAGGAACCGGATGCGCCTTGTATGACGTTCGTGTGTTTCTCGACATAGAGCAGCCATGGTTTGAGTTCATCCCTAATCCTGATACCGAAAAGGGAGGGGTGGTCGGAGAGGATATCTGGTTTGCTCAGAAGCTACACAAGGCAGGATACAAGATCTATTGTGACACAGGTGTGAAGATCGGGCATCTGACGATGTTCACAATAGACGAGAACTTCAGCAGGCTTTATCAGTCTTTGCTGAAGAGGCAAATGGAAATAAACAAGAGGAATGATTCTTCATAGGATCTTAAACTAAACAAAAAGTTATCAGAACAACTGAGGCAATCTAATTAATAGATTGCCTTTTTTGTTTCTAAGGAGGTGATAGAAATGGCTGTTTACATAGGTAAAATCGGCAAAGTTACATGTGGGACCTCTGCGGCAGGTGGAACATACACAGTCGCAGAGATGGGAACTTATACGTTATCAGGCTTTACTCGTGAGGCTCTTGAGTCAACAGCATTCGGAGATGATATCAAGGAATATACGTTCGGAGTGGGAGATGGTGGAGAAATTTCATTTTCTGGGAATTATGATCCGACTGATGCTGCTGGTCAAGAGTATCTTAATTCACATTGCAGCAACGGATCGACATTGATCTCTGGTCAAATAAGATTCTATACAGACAATACTTCATATTTTACGTTGAGTGCAGGAACTTTACTAGTAACAAAAACAAAAGCCGTGAGTTTTGACAAGGCTGGGATCGGGACTATTGAATTTTCTGGGAAGATCAGCGGTGGATTATTGGTAAGAATTTAAGGGAGGTGATAGAAAATGGCTGTTTTAGTAGGAAAGATAGCGGCGGTCAAGGTTGCAGGAAATGCTGTCGCGGAAATGGGGACTTTAACTTTATCAGGGTTTACGAGGGAAGCACTGGAATCAACGGCATTCGGAGATGATATCAAGGAATATACATTTGGAGTTGGTGATGGTGGAGAAGTGAGTTTCTCTGGGAACTACGATCCGACTGATACGAATGGGCAGAATCTCGTTGAATCTGCTTGTTTGAATGCATCATTATTTACGGGCGGAAACTTGAGATTCTATATCAATAACACTACTTATCTGTCTGTCGATACAGGAGGGACTATCCTTATTACAAAATGCAAGGCGATAGGGTTTGACAAGTCTGGGATCGGGACGATTGAGTTTTCTGGAAAAGTGTCGGGCAAGAGCATTGCGGTCATAAATCCATAATAGTTACCGTTAGTTAGGTATTAACATTTTAACAAAGAGAGGAAAAAGATGAGTGAAGAAAAAGGTGTGATTTTTGATATCGGTGGAGAACTGAACCCTGGAGTTACATTTGACTTTGAAGGTTCAGGTAAGATGACGTTCCGCGTTTGTGCGGGAGATGACTTCAGGAACATCAGAAAGCAGACATTAAAGAAGAAAGTTGAGTATAAGAACGGTCAGAGATTTCAGATTGAGGTCATAGACGAGGATCTTGAAAATCAGTTACTCTGGGATTTCTGCATTATCGGCTGGGAGAATTTCTTTGATGCTTCCGGGAATCCGATTCCTTGCACGAAAGAAAATAAGATTCTTTTGATGGGAAAGTCTATCAAATTCAGTCGTTTCGTTCTTGATTGTCTGAATAAAATTGCAGAGATTGAAACCGAACAATCGGAAGTAGAAAGAAAAAACTAATAAGTCACGCTCAATGGTTGCATGACAAACCCTCGTGCGTGACTTGCAAGACAATCTATGCAAAGAAAAATGAAGATCCTCCTTGCAATTCCTGTATAGAACCATTGATGGATGAAAATGTGGATGCTGTTAAGGTTTATTTTCTTGCCCAGAATCAATTGATAGTTTCAATGGGTCAGATTATTGATCTTAATGTCAATGCAATAAAGACGATCATGGATCTATATGAGGTTAGAGATCAGAGAAGGTGTCTTGAGAAAGTGATGGAACTGTTTAATTATTTCAGAAAAGAATCTAAGGGAATCGATAAGTGAATGTAGGAACCATATTCACAGAACTTGTTCTTGATAGTTCAAAATATCAAGCCGGACTCAAGAACGTACAACAGCAGTCTGGAGTTTCTGGAAAGGCTATGGAGAATGCCCTTGGCAGAGGACCAGCGGCAGCTATGGATCTTCTCCATATGAAACTCAGAACTTTGGCTGGGATCACCGCCGCGGCATTTTCAACCCATGCCATCTATGCCTATGCAAAAGAAGCTACCATGCTTGCTGCTCGTCTTGAGACTATGAGCGTCGTCCTTGGGATAATAGGGAAGAATGCTGGTTATTCTTCTGGGGAAATGAAAGACTATGTAGATCAAGTCAAAAAGATGGGCATCACAACTTCTGCCGCACAAGATTCAATTACTAAAATGGCACAGGCAAATCTCGATTTAAGCAAAGCATCAAAATTGGCGCGTGTCGCTCAGGATGCTGCGGTCATTGGAAATACAAATTCATCAGATGCTTTTCAAAGGATGGTTTACGGTATTAAGACTGCCCAGACAGAGATATTAAGAACGATTGGTATCAATGTCAGTTTTGAATCATCTTATGCTAAATTGGCAGCTACTCTCGGAAAATCTACCGGGACATTAACGCAAGCGGAAAAAGCACAGGCAAGACTAAATGCAGTTCTCACGGAGGGTGAAAAGATACAAGGATCTTACGAAGCTGCAATGCAAACGACCGCAAAGCTCATCAATTCTCTGCCTCGTTATTTTGAAGAAGTAAAGGAAAAAGTTGGTGAATTATTTTCCCCTGCTCTTGGCATTGCCGTCAGATATTTGACAGAAGGATTGAAAGATCTTGGGAAAATAATGGCAGATTTAAGCCGATCTGGTGATCTTGCAATATGGGCAAACAGTATTGCATCGGCTCTAAAGATAGGAATGCATGGAGTAAAAGATTTTGGAAATGTCATTGGTACAGTTGCTAAGGAGATATGGGGCTTTAAGGAATATATCTTGATATTGGGAGCGGCATTTGCCGCTTTTAAGGTTGGAATATTAATTTCAGGCATGTTGGTTGCAGGCGGGGCAATTTCAGTTGCTATAGCTTCTGCACAATTGTTCTTTACATTATGGAGTGCAGGATTGGTCACTGCCGGGACGATTGTAACTATTTTTGGCGAGTCTGTCAGAGCGGCTTTTATCAAGATGTCAATGGGTCATCCTATCATATTAGCTCTCACCATTGCCATTACTGCTGGTATAATGGCATGGCAAAAGTGGGGTAATGCTGCTGAAAATTCCATCAATAAAGCAACGAGTAAATCAGAAGATGATTGGACAAGGTTTCATTCTCAGCTTTCTCAAATGAAATTTGGGGTAATCAATCCAGATGAAACTGCTGAATATGCAAGCCAATTAAAAAAGATTGAGGATGCTGGGGTTAGACTTTCCGAAAAAGAAAAACATGCATTAAAAGAGAGAATCTCTGGATATTATGAAGGATCCAAATTGGTATCTAAATTTACTGAAGAAATAAAGGCATTAGAATCTGTACCTTTTAAGAATGATGTTGAGAAAACGGCAAGAGGTATAAGAATATTTGATCTAAATCAGATGATAAAGCAAATTGCA